AACCGAACCTCAAGGTTTCCGGTCAAACTGGCGACCGTTGGATCAGCCCCTTCGATTTTTCCGTCAGAACGAATGGTTTCTATGCGGGCTAGGTTGTTTGAATAGGTGAGCTGCGCCGCGACCACGTTGCCAAGCGCCTGTCCATTCTTTTTGATCGAACCTTGGAACTGGTTAAACCGCGTGATGCCTAAGGCTTGCGGCGTTGCATCCACTGTCACCAGTTGCTTGACTTCCCCTTGCGCGATCAAACCCAGAGTCGCATCCGCTGCACCTGAGCGCGCGAACTTGACCTGAACGGAGTTGACCATCACGCCCGACGACTCAAAGTACGCCGGGATATCAGGCAAGCCCGTCTCAAGCGCAAGACTTGGCAAGACAGGCTGCCCCGACCCAAAGGTGTGCTGATAATCCACATCGCCTGTAGAAACAGGAGCTCCCAGCAACGCCTTGAGCCACAAGCCAAAATTGCGCAAGTCGATCGGGACCACCATGTCGCCCTCGACCTTGATGACATCGCGAATGGGTGCGCTAGGGTCTCGTCCTAGTCCAATCAGGTCATTGGCAATAAGGCCTTGTTCAGACCCCAATGAGGTGGACACAAAGGGGAGCTTCCAGTACTCGGTCGTGCCACTGGGGTGCGTTCCGTAGGAAGGTTCGAATGCAGCCAGCAAGCTGGCATTTGCGCCATAGGCACGGGCCATAGTTATTCTCCAGTTTCAAAAAGATTCAAGCCAGCGGATCGCTGCTTGCGTAATGCATCACCACATCCAAGGTGCAGGCCTTGATGCCCACCGCACCATCGGGTGCGACGTCTTCGAACTTCGGGGGATGAATTTCGATGAACTCCACAACGCCGCCCAAAGTTCGGTCTGCCCTGACAAGTGCAGAAAACTGCTTGAGCAACGCATCCATGCGTGCGTCTCGCTCCGCGCCATCGGGGTGACTCACGTACACCTCCAGATTGGCCGAGTGCTCCCACTGATAGGTCAGTGGCGAGAGCATCACCTCGACTTCATTCATGTCGCCATCACGCAGCACCACCATGGCGTGCTCTGTCATGCGCTCGGGCAGCGCACTGTTGCGCTTAGGGACATTGCCACCAAGGGGCAACTGCCCCAACAACTGAAACAAAGCCCCGACGGCTTCTTCACGTTTGGACATAAAAAACAGGCCCATGGCCTGCTCCTGTAAATCAACTCCTGCCCTCATTCATCGGGCCAGTTGGAGATAACGTTTTGTATGAGCTGGGATTCCCAGCGTTGAACGGCTGAATTGATATCGAACGTCTTCTTAAGCTGAGCCTGAGGCACCAACAAAAAAATCGGCACACTGACCAGCCCCTTGCCCGACTGCTGCGCCGAAGCAGAAGCGCTTGTGAAACCACCCCGCTTGCCTGCTTTTGCACGTTGGTTGTCCGCCACCAAGAGTGACGGCTTACCCGCTCGGTAGACAAATCGAAGTCTCTGGCCGCGTATGCGCTCCCAAAGCCCCGGTGTGATGCGTTTGCCGCGTGGACCCGTGCCAGCCGCAGGCAATGGAATGGAGAGCCAAAACCCGTTCTTCGATCGAATCAACGCTCCCTCGTCATGGGCAGCCACAACCACAGGCGCTCGGCTGTAAACCAAGCCTGCAGCGCCCAGACTCTCACGCCCCTTGGGATAAACCTCACCTCGCCATGTATTGGCAAGACGCGCGCCAAGACCAGCCCCTGTGATCTGACTTCGCAGCTCACCTTTGAGGCCATCAGTGGCATCACGCACACCTGTGGTCACCGCATGTCTGGCCGCCTTGAGTTCTGCGGCCATGAGTTCTTGCAGATTGCCGCTCAGCGCAGCAATGAGTCGTGAAGACACGCTCAATCCTCCTGCCAGATAGACGCACTCACCGTCCAGACGAGCCGCTCACGGTCAATGAGCGGCTCCCCATGGAGGACATAGCGCGTCCCTCCCAACACCAATCGGTCCCCTTCTCTTGGCTGTTTGACCTCGGACGCCATCAACTCAAAACGCTGGGTATCAACCACCAGATGGGTTTGACCGAAGTTTTGAACCGCATCGGGTGCTTTGGCAATCACCCGCACGTCGAGGGAGCCCCCTGCTTGTGTGATGTACACAGCGGGAGTCCCCAAGCGAAGAAACAACCGAGAGATGAGCTGAACGAAAGGATCTCGACTCATCAACTCTCCCCTCAGCTAGCTAAGACTTTGACCAACAAGCTGGGGCGATGGCACATGGGCAACGGGTTGCTCTGCGTGTGCAAGTCCGTACCGCGACCGAAGTCACGCGGCTCTTGCTTGGCATACAGCGGCTGGCCCAATGTGTTGACCGTCTCATTGAAGTCGGCGGGTGCGAAGTACGTGGCAAAGGTATCGAGCGTGCCCTCAGGGAACGCCTGACCTTCGCCGGGCTCAATGAAGCGGCGCAGATTGCCCGACATGTCAGTGGCTTGACCCAAGTACTCTTCAAAGGTCACACCTGCAAAGGTGAAACCAGAGCGTTGGTCTGTGCGCAACATGGCGCTTTCTTGGGTGAGCTGGTAAGCACGGATCACATTGGGGTGGCTGGTGAGCGCATCAAAGAAGTCCGAAGACACCAGCACGCGCACATTGGTCATGTACTCGCCTTTGAGGTTGAGCTCAAAGTAGCGCTTCAGGTCCAGGCACTTTTTCTTGACGTCCGTGTCCTTCTTGCTGAGTTCGAAATTGAACACGGCAGGTGTGATCTGGAATTCTTCAAACAAGTCGTACAGCACGGAGCCATCCGCATCCAAGATCACGCCCTTCAAAGCACCCATGCGTAAGTGCTCCAAAGTGATCGCATGCTTGTTGCGCATGGACTGCAAGTGATCGGTCATTACATTGGCTACTGTCTCGGTGTCTGTTTCAGAACCAAAAGCGCGCAGACCTTGGATTTCCTCAGGTAACACCACATCGTCGTGTGGAATGTGAGGAATCATGAACGAACGCAACTTGCGACGGCCACGCTGGCCCACGGTACCTGGGGCACCCACAGGCAATGTGGGCAGGAGGTTCAACACGCCATCACGCTCTTCAATGGCAATCTGGCGAAAACGCACAGGCTTGGCAGGCATGAGGTTGATCTGTTCAATCTTGCCAAATTGATTGGGCAGGATGTTGATCGCGGCGGTCAGTGCGGTCATTGAGAATGCGGGGGACTGGAAAGGATTGTTCATTGCTTAGGCTCCTTGACGAACGAGAATGCCGACGACTTCGAGCTGCGCAGTGGCAGTCGCTTTTTCTTCGGCGGTGATGGCGACGGGCCACACCAGGGCGTGGTGCGCGACGATGGCTTGGCGTGTCGCAGCGATGCCACTGGACTTGTCGCCTGTAGTGGCGTCCACGGACTGCAACAAAACAGCCGTGGCGATTTGTGTGCCATCGGTGGCAGCGGGGTCGAGTGCTTTGACCTTGCCGTTGGCATCAACGCGTCCGAGGACCGTGCCGATGCGCAAGTTCTGGCCTGCAGCGACTGTGACTTGGTCGCGGGAATAGAGGGACTCTTCCTCATACTTGAGCAAGTCGCCCAAGGTCAACTCATTGGTGAGAACCGACATTTAAAACTCCTAGTTGGATTTGTAAGAAGGACGATTGGCCGCGAGTTTTTGGGCACGCTGCTGTGCAGCGATTACCACAGGGCTTTGCTCAGGCTTGGTCGTCGTTTGGGTACCGGCTTGCGGCAAGATGTGAGAGCTGATCTCGGGGCTATCGGACGCTTTGGCGGCCAACAGCTCATTGCGAACTTGCTCCACACTCAAGCCACGCTCCAGCGCAGACAATGTCATGTCTGACTTACCAGCCAACAAGCACATCTCGGCCACGGCCAGCACGTTGGCACTGGCTTTACGGATGTCATGACTGGCAGCCGCTGCAGATGCAGCGGCAACTGCTGGTTGAACCACTTCAAGGGTTTCTTGGGTTGGTTCACCAGCACCAGCAGGTAACTCAACCTCTTGATGAGGGGCCTGATGAGGCTCTTGGGGATTTGCATCCCCAGGAGCCACAACGGTGGAAGTGACGGGAACGGCTTCTGTCGAAGCGGTAGATGCAGGCGGCGATGTTTGCGACATCAATTTCTCCTTGGAAAGAACTGGATCGG